GAATTCAAGCGCCGTTTGAGCCAATTGGAGCGCAACACCAAGTCAGAACAACTGGTGCGCATCGATAAAAGCATTGAAGACGCCCAAGTTCGCTTGGAATACGCCAAGATGAAGCTGGCAGAAGCCACTCAAGCCGGCGATGGACAAGCGATGGTGGAGGCTCAGACCTTGTGGCAGGCGGCTCAAGACGAATCTCGTCAATTAACCTCTATGCGCGCCCAAGCTGACCGTGAATTGAAGCAACCACAACAGCAAGTTAACGTGCCAGACCCTGAAGTTCAGCGGTTAGCGGCTCAATGGATGCGCAAGAACAACTGGTACAACCCAGATGGCTCCGACAAAGACAGTCGGATCGCCAAAAAGATCGACGAGGTAATGTCTACGCAAGGCTGGAACCCAACCGACCCAGATTATTGGGATGAATTGACTAGCCGTTTGCAAAAAGAATTGCCTCACCGTTACAATGATTCCAATGACGACGATTCTCGTGATGTCAGACGACCAAGGAATGTTGTGGGAAGTGCAGGACGTGAGGCTTCAGCCGCTTTTGGGGGTTCTAACCGCTCCCAGTTCGTACTTTCGCCTGAAAGGGTGAAGGCTATGAAAGAGGCTGGTGCTTGGGACAATCCTGAACGCAAAGCAAAGATGATTAAGCAATTCATTGCTTATGACCGTGCAAACCGCAATTAAATCTAAGGGGAAAATATCATGTCTGAATCTCGTTTAAAAAAATCTCTAGGTGCTGGTGGTCGCAATGATCGCTCAAGCGAGGACGCAAGCCGCCGCGCACCGGAAGATAAGTTCATTTCAAATCAGGAACGTCGCAAGATGTGGAGTGAGGAATGGACGCAATCAGCATTGCCAAAACTGCCCGACATGGACGGGTGGCACCTTTGCTGGCTTTCGACAACCAACAGCTACGACAGCATCGACAAGAGGATTCGCTTAGGCTACGTTCCCGTTAAATCGGATGAGTTGCCTGGGTACGAAGACTACAAAGTCAAATCTGGTGAGCACGTTGGGTACATCTCCTGCAACGAGATGTTGTTGTTCAAGTTACCTATGGACATCTACCAAGAGGTCATGGCTTTTCACCATCACGACAAACCTCGTGAGGAAGCTGAGAAGATTCGTGTCCAGGTGGAAAACCTTCAAGGTCAGCGTGACAGCAACGGACGTTCGTTGGCGAACATCGAAGGCGAAGGTATTGGCTCTCTTGATCAGCAACCCAACCGAACGCCCGTATTTTCGGGCTAACTAAGGAGTAAATTATGAGTGCAACCTCTGCTCCGTTTGGCTTGCGTCCTGCGTTCCATCCTTCTGGTTTGGATCGCGCTCAGGCGCTGGCTGGCGGTATCGTTTCGGGATATAGCTCGAACATTCTTAAGGGTCAACCCGTTCAGTACGGTACGACTGCAAACAGCATCACCATTGGTACCATTGGTATCGCCGCCAACACTGGCGCATGGGCTGGTGCTTTCGCGGGTGTGCAATGGACTGACACGACTGGTCGTGCCCGTGTTTCTAACTACTGGCCTGCAAACACTGCGTACACCGCAGGTACTTGCACTGCTTATTTCTACAACGACCAAAACATCGTTTATGAAATTCAAGCCGATGGCTCGATGGCTCAAACCACTATTGGTAACGAGTACAACTTCAGCAACATCGCCGCTGGTTCTACAACCACTGGCTTGTCGCAAGCAACCTTGGGCGCCTCCACTGCGGTGGGTAACGGTCAACAAGGTCAAATGCGTGTTGTTGACTTGGCTCCCTATGTGGACAATGCCTGGGGCGATGCATACACAATCGTGCGCGTCGTGAACTCTAACTCGCAATTCTTCGGTGCTGTCACCGCGATTGCTTAATTTAAAGGGAGCATAGATTATGGCCGCCCCAATGCGCAGTACGGACTTCCGTTCGATCGTTGAACCAATCCTCAACGAATGTTTCGACGGAGTCTATGACCAACGTGCCGACGAATGGAGCCGTGTGTTCCGTGAAGAAGACGGCATTCCACGTAACTACCATGAAGAACCCGTCTTGTACGGTTTCGGTGCCGCACCTCAGTTACCTGACGGTACGCCCGTGACCTATCAACAAGGTGGTGTGCTCTTCTTGAAGCGCTACCTGTACAAAGTGTACGGTTTGGCATTTGCTTTGACCAAAGTCTTGGTTGAAGACGGTGACCACATCCGTATCGGTCAGGTGTATGCACGTCACTTGGCTCAATCTCTGGTGGAAACCAAAGAATTGTTAGCCGCTAACGTGTTGAATACCGCTTTCAACAGCGCCTACCCAGGTGGCGACGGTGTGTCTTTGATAAACACCGCTCACCCCATCGTGAACGGCACTTTCAGCAACCAATTGGCTACCGCCGCTAACCTGTCCCAGACTTCTCTGGAGCAGATGTTGATCCAAATCCGTCAGGCTGTGGACAACAACGGCAAGAAGATTCGTTTGGTTCCACGTCAATTGATCGTGGCTCCTGGCAACATCTTCCAAGCTGAAGTTCTGTTGAAGTCTGTGCTCCGTACAGGCAACGCAAACAACGACATCAACCCTGTTAAGTCTATTGGCTTGCTGGACGAAGGTGCCGCTGTTCTGTCTCGTCTGACTTCGAGCACTGCATGGTGGGTTCAGACCGATGCTCCAGAGGGCTTCAAGCTCTTGATGCGTCGTCGTTTGGAGAAGACCATGGAAGGCGACTTCGAGACCGATTCGATGCGCTACAAAGCAACCGAGCGTTATGACCTCGGCTTCACTGACCCACGCTGTGCCTACGGTACTCCTGGCGTCTAAACCAAACAGGGGCTGGTCTAAAAAGCCAGCCCTTTTTTTAAACCCTGAGTGGTTCAAGCCACAAGGAGAAAAAAATGCCTCAATTTAGCGATGATCTATTTTTGGGTCCAGCCCAAACGTACATGGGCACCGGCCCAACCAATACCGAAGCAGTGTTTTCTGGCTCGGTAACTGGAACAACCTTAACAATTGCCACACTGCTGTCTGGCGATCCAATTGCCTTGGGTCAATATGTCAGCGGTACTGGCATCACTGCTGGCTCGTATGTAACTGCATTTGTGACCGGCACTGGCGGCGCAGGTACTTACACCCTGAGCGCCTCTTCTAGCGCAACCGGCACCATCAGCGTGTTTGCTTCTGGCAACGCATTGTTGGGCGATCCAGCCCCAATGGATTTGGGTGTTGGTCCTATGGGTCGTGTTTATTTGTGGGACGTCATCCCACAGACTTTGCAAGCCGCAAACATTGCCGCTTCGCAGACCCCAGCCGCCGCAGGCGCATTGACCTTGACCGCAGGTACTTCTGCTAAGTCAGTGGTTCGCACCGATGGCACAACTGTGATTCAGTTGGATTGCGCTCGTGCTGTGTCGATCACCTTGGCAACTGGCGGTACTCCACGTACCTACACAGTGTCGGGTTACGACTACTATGGTCAGCCAATGACTGAAAACATCTTGACCGTTGCAAACGCAACCACTCCAGGCAAGAAGGCTTTCTATCAAATCTCCTCTGTGAGCACCACTGGTGGCGGTTCTGTTGCCGCACTGACCGTGGGTACCACTGACGTGATTGGTCTGCCTGTGCGTGTTGTTGATGCTGGCTACTTGGTTGGCTTGGGCTGGGCTAACGCCTCCACCCGCGCTACCGGCACTTTCGTGCAAGCCGACACCACCAACCCCGCTACCAGCATCACTGGTGACGTGCGCGGAACTTTCACCCCTTCGTCTGCAACCGACGGCATCAAACGCCTCGTTGTGACCGTGGGTTGTAACGCAATCATGGTCGGACCCAATGCAACCCGCACTGGTGCTCTTGGTGTAACCCAAGCCTAAAGGAGACTTAAATGTCCAGCTTTAAACCAATGGTCAAAATGATGACCGACGAGCCTTCAGTTATTCTGAAGCTCAAAAAAGGCGGCAAAGTACACCACAAACATGAAAAGCATGAAGAGCATGGTCACAAGTCCATGCACCATGCTCATGGTGGCTCTATGCACGGTGCTCATGAGGCTTTTGAAGCCGAGCACGGTCATTCCCCTAAGAAGCCTTCGATGGCAGAGCGTCGTCGCGCAATGAACCCCAACCAATACAAAAAGGGTGGGAAAGTTGAGCACAAGGCTTTAGGTGGTGCAATGCCTATGGCAGCTCCTATGGCTCCTATGGCACGTACTGCAGTTGCAGGCATGGCTCCCGCGGCTCGTATGGCTCGTGCGGCTATGGTGCGCAAGGCTTTGACCGGCATGAAAAAAGGCGGTCACGCTGGCATGGAAAAGCACATCGAGAAGTTGGAGAAAGAACTCCATCATCACGAGTCTTTGGACATGGCACATGCTCACCATAAAAAGCATGGCGGCAAGATGCATCACAAGGCTTCTGGCGGCGAGATCGATCGCGCAGAAACCAAGACGACCATCGAAAAAGGTGCGAAGAAGTTTGAGCACACTAAGGTGGACGACGGTGAGCACCATGACAAGCACCATGGCACTAAAGGCATCAAGGACGGCGCACCCGCAGGCTACAAGCACGGCGGACACGCTCACAAGAAGCACCACAAAGCCACTGGCGGCGCAATCCCTGCTGACACTGATGAGAAGGTCAACAAGGGCAAGATCAAGATGCACGGCACCATTGAGGGCAATGAGCACGACTACGTGAACACCGAGATGCACGAAGCCAAGCGTGATAAAGCGCACGGCACTAAAGGCATCAAGGAACAAAACGCTGGCGGCTTCAAGCATGGTGGAAAGATTCACCACAAGGCTCACGGTGGCAAGACTCCTGGCATCGGTCGTGCGATTGAGCATGATGGCGACTGGGAAAACCGTCCCGCTGATGGCACTCCAAAGGGCAAAGTAAACGGCACCACTGGTGGCGTGCGCGAGTCCAATGCTGGTGGCTATAAGCATGGAGGTCATGCCGCAAAAAAGCACTACGCCACGGGCGGTAATGTCGTAGACGACGGGAAAGCTGTAAAGATGCCCCGTCACTTCGTCAGCCGTCCCGTGGCTAACAGCCTGCAATCTGGAACCTTCAAAAAAGGCGGTAATGTCAAGAAGTTTGAAACCGGCGGCTCTCCTAATGACAAGTACATTGTCAAGAATCCGGAGAAAGTTGCCGATAAAGCTAACCGCGATATTGAAGAAGCCATGAATCCACTGAGTATGGCAAAAGAACTTTATGGCAAAGCCAAGAATTTCTTTTCGCCATCGGCTGGGAGCGTCACTAAGACTGAGAAATCAGTGACGGTGGCCCCACGCAAGCGTGGCGGTTCGGCAAAGTGCTAAAACAAGGTAGGGGCTCCGGTCCCTGCTTTTTAAAGGATAAATCATGAGTAACGGAATCGTTTCATCAGTCACGCGTATGGGCGCGTATGAGCCATTTGACCTGCAAGTTGCTCGTGGTCAAATTTTTGGGCATAGTCCCGTCGCTATTTTTGGTTATAGCGCAGCTATCGGTAGTACTGCCCTTGGACCAGTTTGGGAAGGTCAAACCCAATCCGGCGGTCTTTATACATACCCCAGTTCTGCTGTTGTGATGTCAATCGTCAGCGACAGCACATCAGATACATCTGCAAAATCCGTAACCATCAATGGCTTGGATTCCGGCTACAACATGCAATCGGAAACAGTTGCATTGAACGGAACAACCACGGTTACATCAACCAAGTCATATCTGCGCATCAATAGCGTAGCAATGTCTAATGCATTGAACACTGGCAACATCACCATCTCCAATGGTGGGACAACATATGCCAAGATCAACGCAGGCATTGGGACGACTCAGATGTCGATCTTCACTGTACCTGCAGGCTATACGTTTTTCTTGACCTACATTCAAGCAGACGCAAGCGTTGGGTTTACCTCAAGCAACTACATGCTATTTGCTGAGTACAACAAGTTCAACACTACTGGTGCAACCACATACGCAGGTCAATCGACTTTTGTTCAGGCTTACAACCAACCGTTCCAAGTTCCGATCCCTCACGCTGAAAAGACTGACATTCAGTACTTGGTGAAATCAAACTCTGGCGGACCATTTACTGCTGACATTTTTGCTGGCGGCTACTTGATTCAGAACACCGTTAACGTAACGCAACCAGGACAATAATCATGCCTTTGATCAAATCAAAATCTGAAAAAGCCTTCAAGAAAAACATTGCAACTGAAGTGAAAGCTGGAAAGCCAGTCAAGCAAGCAGTTGCAATTGCGTACAGCACCAAACGCGCCGCACCCAAAAAGATGTGCGGTGGCGGTAAATCGGGTTGGTAACATGACTAAAAGGGGGCTTTATGCCAATATCAATGCAAAGCGTGAGCGCATCGCTAAAGGCTCTGGTGAGCACATGCGTAAGCCTGGGTCAAAAGGTGCTCCAACGGCTGAAGCCTTCAAAGAGTCAGCCAAAACAGCCCGAATGAAAGAAGGCGGTCCGAGCCTTGCAGTTGGTCGTGGAGAAAAGTTGCCCGAGTCTCGTGGCGCTGGTCTTACTGCCAAAGGTCGGGCAAAATACAACCGTGAAACTGGATCGCATTTGAAGGCTCCACAGCCTCAAGGCGGCGCAAGGAAAGATTCTTTCTGTGCACGTATGTCCGGTGTTGTAGAACATTCAAAAGGGGACGCTCCACGCGCCAAAGCATCTTTGAAGCGTTGGAACTGCCCTGGTTGGTAGAGGATAAAAAATGGCTTATAGCGGAACGGTTGGAACTACGGTTGTTAGCACGCAAAAATTCATCGACCAAGGCGCTCGTATGTCGGGCAAATTGGCTGAAGAATTGACCGTGGAGCAAGTTCAATCTTCCAAACAAGCCCTCTTCTTTATCCTGTCCAATTTGATCAACCAAGGGATCAACTATTGGGCTATCGACAAGAAGGTTTACGGCATGAATGCCGACCAATTCGAGTATTTACTACCCGTGGGTGGTAATGACGTTTTAAATGCCTTATATCGCCGTTTAAATCGTCCTACGCCTGCTCCTGGTGGTGCTTACTTCTCGTCTAGCGGCGTTACCGGACTGGCTTTTGACAACAATGTGTTGACCTCCGATGCTCAGACAGCCCCAAATGGCTACATCGGCATCAATTACGGTCCAAATAACCCAATCTATGCCGGCTCAATTGGCATCTTGCCTGCCACTTCTGGCTTGTTCCACATCCTTTTAGAGTGGTCAAACGATGGAGTGACGTGGAATTTGCTGGAAGACACCGGAGTTACCACTTGGGTGAATGGTCAATGGCTTTGGTACGACATTGATCCAGGCGTTACGTGTCAGTATTACCGCATGCGTGAGACAAGTGGCGGCACATTGAACGTTGCCGAGTTCTTTGTTGGCAATAACTCGACTGAAATTACCATGGCTCGCTTGAACCGTGATGACTACACGAACCTGCCGAACAAAAACTTCACCGCAAACCAGCCATTTCAGTTTTGGCTGAACCGCACGATCCCACAAGCAAAGATTACGCTGTGGCCAACACCTTCCGATCCGTTTGTTCAGATGGTTGTGTGGTACTCACGCCAGATCATGGACGTGGGAGACCTGTCCGGTGAGCTAGAGATACCTCAATACGCCTATCAGTCAATTCAGTGCATGCTGGCTCACCAGATGAGCCTGATACTGCCCGGAGTTGATCTTGCACGCACTCAGTATCTTGAGGGTCAAGCTGATAAATACTTCACAATGATGGA